GTTAGTTGATTCTGGACTTGGTGGTACAGCCCTAATAAATAAAATAATTGCTGGTACTAATAACAATTGGCCAAATACTAGTAATACTATCGATCAATATGAGCCTGTAAGAGAAACGTATTATGTTAATGTTCCTAATACAGTAGGTCCAAGAGGTAGTTCAAATAAGATAAGAATTGAAGAAAATACATTACGAGGTGATCTATTATCAAACGTACAATCTTTTGAAGTATCACCTTACGACTCTAATCCTTTAGATACAGAAGAGCTAACAGTTACACTATCACCTGCAGATCAAATTGATACAGATATATCAATGCAGTTTGGTGGATTCGATTTACATGAATATATTGGTGACCCGCGTGATAAATATAAAACAGAATATACCTCATTAAGAGATACTAAAAATTTATATTTCAAAAAATTTAGTAGCGCTTATAATGTATGGGCATTTATGAAATTATTAAAGAGTATGAATAAAGGGCTATTCACTCAAATTGAGTCAATGTTACCTGAACGTGCTGATAAAGTAGTAGGTATCGAAGTAAGACCTAATTTACTAGAGCGTATCAAAATACCATCACCGATGTCAATGTCTCAAGAAACCATGTACTTAACAGCAAGTATAGCAGCAACGAGTCGTACAAGTGGTTCATGGTTAGATGCAGTTACTGGGGATGCAAACTCATCACAGGTATATGAAAATAGTCAATACTCACATTTAACTGCTCCAATAGATATTGGTGTAAGATCATCACAACAAGGTTTAACAGGAAAAAATAGATTTATTTTAGGTAGTGAGTATATAGGTGTATCGTTTACTGAAGCAACAATGTCTGCACAACAAACATACATATCGAGTTCAACTATTCTATCTGGTGGTGATGAATATAAATTTGTACCTACATTTAATAGGTATAGAAGACCGACTGCAGATTTAAGTCCTACAGATCAAAAACCTGTTGGTTCATCAGCAAAAGCTTTGAGTAGTATATATCCTAAATCTACCGATGTTGCACCTCAATATTTCAGCAGCCCGGCGCAACGTAGATTAATAATAGATGGTTCTAGAATGACAGGTCCGGGATTCAATCAACCATCGACGCAAACAATAGACGGAGGACCTGTTGCAGGATTTATATTAACTAATCCAAATAGTTTATATGTAGCTGATCCATCTGATTTACCTCCATCACTTGATAATTCACCTACTAGTTATCCAACAACTGCAGTAGATCCAGCTGGAGCTCCTGTAAGTTTAATTGTAACAGGGACACAAGATAGAAATTAATTTATTAACGAAGATAAGGTAAAAATTAAGGAAGCATATATTTATTATATATAACGCATATAGGAGATAAAAAATGGGATATTTAGATAATTCATCTGTAACAGTAGATGCAGTGTTAACAAAATTAGGAAGAGAGAGATTATCACAAGGTAATTTACAAATTAGTAAATTTGCTCTTGGTGATGATGAGATAAATTATAGTTTATATGATACATCTCATAACTTAGGTTCTGCTTATTATGGTGAAGCTATAGAAAGAATGCCTGTATTAGAAGCTTTTTCTAACGATCCTCAAACATTAAAATATAAACTTGTAACGTTACCGAAAAACACGCAAGTATTACCAGTTGTTTCAGTCACACAAACAAGTGTTACTTTAACTAACCCTGGTCAAATCACAACTATATCTCCTCAAACGTTAAATATTACAGGAGCTAATTCACAGAACGGATATGCATTTACTATTGCAAATACCGATGTAGTTAAACTGGAAATAGGAGAACTAGCTCCTAATAATCCTCCTAACCAAGTTGTACAAGCACCATCAGGGCAGCAATTATCAGCTACTGTAAATGGTTTATCAGTTATATTGACTGCATATTCTATTACGCAAACAACAACTACAACATTAACTATAACTGGTAATGATACAGGAGGTTCAGTATCTATACCTGTTACAATAAATAGGGATACATCACTAGATTAAGGAGATAGAATATGTCATTTACATCATTTGATCCAGACGACATTATAGAAGGTAATATTGTCCGTGGAGTAACATCAACTGCATTTAGTGCTAATGCAAGTTCATTAACCTCGTTTCATACATCATCAGCACAAACTGCATCTGATGCTGGTGTATATCAATGGGATTTATATAATACAAGTCCACAAGATAATACTACAGCTGAGGTACAATTTAGCGTTGCATACGGCCAATCGCTAGGTTCTGGATCGAAAGGTCAGACAGGTGCAACATCAACATATACACCAACAAAAGCAGTTTATAGTCAGTTTAGGCAATTATTATTAAATGATCCTACTGATACAAAATTGTTTACTATGGGTGATAATACTACATCTAACAGAATGTATTTCTTAACATTAAATAGAGCGAGGTATAAACAAGGTATAAATGCTGGTAACTGGGAAATACACTTATCATCATCTGTTCAAGCTAATACAGCAAGACCACTTAAATTAATTGACGATAGTTCTGTTTCTAACGGTAACACTGTAAACGGACATTTAGTTTATAATGTTGTAAGTGGTTCAGAAGATGATGGTGTTTATACTGATGGTAATAGCGATTACAGTCACTGGGGATTATTTTACCCTGAGTTAGGATTGTTTGCATTAAACGGTGATAAGCTTATATCAGGTTCAGGAAACATTGTAGCTGGTACACATGCTGCAGGAGCAGGTACGGTAGGCTTACAATTACATTCTGGCTCTGTAACTTATACAGGAACAAATGTAAGTACCGGCCGAGGTAATTTAGAAACATTAAATAACGCAGGTGCTGCAGCATCCGGTGGTTTATCTAGTAATATATACAACGAGATGAATGGAAAAATGCATGCTGCCTTAAATAGAGGAGCATACTTTGCTTTGAGAGCAGAAGAAGATGTAACATCAACACATTATTTTGTTAGAGCTAAAAATGCGCAATTTAATTATTCAACTAACCCAACATACACTACAGGTTCTAATGGACAATTATTGCATACGTCATTTATACAAAACCCACAGACTTTTATTACAACTATAGGTTTGTATAATGATCAAAATGAATTATTAGCAATTGCAAAATTAAGTAAGCCATTATTGAAAAATTTCGAAAGAGAAACTACAGTACGTGTTAAATTAGATTATTAATAGAGAGGTTTAGCTATGTTTACATACAAGCCTATCAATTCATCTGGAAAAACACAAAAGGTTTATACTACAAATAAAAATTGGAGTATAACTGACGAAACGACAGCGTCGTATGGTGTAAAAGTTTATAATGGTAAACGCTCTACAGGTACATGGAATGTAAGTGATCCGTTGGATAGCAATGTTTCATTAGAACCAACAACAGGACCTGGTGGTGAATATTACTGTAGAGAAATTTGGGAATCAGTACACCAATTATATTATACTGATCCTGAAGATACTACTAAATCCGGTGATAGTCAATATCTTTCTCAACAAACACGTGAATTGAATAGTGAATTACATTTAATATCAATACCTACTAAAATAATGGGTAGACGTATCAATGAAGGTTCATTTACAATGAGTAATGCAACCACAACATTATATGATGATAGTTTAGGTAATATAAAGGATCTATCAATAGATTCATATCCAAACTTTACCGGTTCAGCTATAGAAGATTATTACATAAAATTAGATTTTAACGATGGATGGAAACACCAAAAAGGTGCACATTCTAGTAACCCAATTTATGATAGTTCAGGGCATATAAAATTTATTGATATATCTAATGGACCATATGAAGCTGAAGGTGTAAATATTCAATATAGAAAGCATACTACAGGTGCAGCACTTTCTGACCAGAGTGGCTCAACTTATATAGAATTACAAGGTTCTGCGTCACTATCAACAGGCTCAGATAGCTTCGTTGAAATATCTAAAACTGCAGATTTAGGAGATGGTAGATATAATAAAGATTGGACTGTTTCAATGTGGGTTAATATTCCAATATCACAATCTACTACAAGTAGCTATACAGGAGATTTTAGTAGAACTGATAAAGATGGATCTTTATACGGTGAAGGTATATACGTAAGGAATATTAGCGACCATTCAACAAATGTAATCGCTACTTCTTGCAATTTTGATGATACAGAAACACCTTGGGAAATAGATGTTATTAACCAATCAGGTGAAGATAGTGAATTCGGTAAGATACGATTTATAAGAGGATTAAATAGCAATCAAACTATAATTACATCTTCACAAATACATAATTCAGGGTGGCACCATGTCGCATTTGGTATAACCGGCTCTAATGATAGTGAACCATACATGGTGATGTATATAGATGGTCAACAACAAGGAGGTGCAACATTATATCCTGATCCTGTTGGTGAATTATCAAGTGATGGTATTTATACTATAAATTCACTTGCTAATATACATATTGGAGCTCAACCATTCGATATTAGACAAAAATATCAAAAAGATGATATAATAATACCTAAAGGTAAAAATTATGTAAGAGGATTTTCTGGTTCTGTAGATAGATTCAGATTTTATAAGAAAGGGTTAACAAGCGGTGAGATAACTTCTTCTGCTATGTATTGGAGAGATTCGAATATAGTAGGTAATGTATTTTATAATCACGGTATGGCAACTATAACTACTATATCTTCTTCATTAGATAGTTTAGCAAATAACTTTACATTAAATTTTGATAGTTCTTATGATATTACTGTTCATAATTATAAATGTGTTGTAGAAGATGGTGATTATAATATATCATTAAATCCTACTGTAAGGTTAGGAAATAATATTAATAATAACAAATTAAAAGGGTTCGCTTCAGGTTCAGATTTTAATCCTTATATTACAACTATAGGTTTGTATAATGATCAAAATGAACTATTAGTAATAGGTAAATTAGCATATCCTGTAAGAAGTCCTAAAGATATTGATGTAGTTTTTAATATTCAATTCGATACATAGATATTTATATATAACATGATAAAACTAACAGATCTCATATCAGAAAAATTTGCATCTAAAGCACAGCAAAGATATATGTTTGCAACAGATAAAAAAGCTGCAAAAAAATTAGCTAGCAAGATGACAAAGAAAGATTACGAAGAATTACCTGATAAAGTAAAAGAGAATGTAGTTGATGATCATGATGGGAAAGCAGCTCCATATGGCTCAGGGTATGAAAAAGTAAAAGAAAACTTCAAAGACGGTAAAGTAAAAGGAAAAAGCAGACCTGGAAGAGTAAAACGTTCAGGAGCAAGCTGTAAAGGCTCTGTAACTGATTTAAGAGCTAAAGCTAAAAAATACGGTGGTGAAAAAGGTAAGATGTATCACTGGTGTGCAAATATGAAATCAGGGAGAAAATAATGAACGAACAAAGTAAAGGCTTATGGCACAATATAAGAGCTAAAAGAGCTAGAGGTGAAAAGCCTGCTCATAAAAATTCTAAAGCACATAAAGATGCTGTTGCAGCTGGTAAAAAAATTAATAAAAAAGCTAAAAAAGAAAGTGTTCTATTTAGAAATAATAAATTAAGATTAGAAATTATAGAACACGCAGAGCCTATATTATTCAAAGAAGCAGAGTATCAAGGCCGTAAAGTTAAATTAAATAAACCTATGCAAGGTGATGTTAAAAAATTCAAAGTATATGTAAAAAACGAAAAAGGTAATGTTGTAAAAGTAAATTTCGGACAAAAGGGTATGAGTATTAAAAAAGACAACCCGGGTGCTAGAAAATCATTTAGAGCAAGACATAAGTGTGATCAAAAAAAGAAAAAAACCTCTGCAGGTTATTGGTCATGTAGAAAATGGTAATATATGAGTCATTGGTTATATAAAAATAAAACGCTTGAAGAAGCACCTGAAGGTTATTTTGGTTTCGTTTATATTATTACAAATCTTAAATCAGGTAAAAAATATATCGGTCGGAAATATTTCGGTACAACTCGTCGTGTAAAGGTAGCAGGTAAAAAGCGTCGTAAAGTAATAAGAAAAGATTCTAACTGGAAAGATTATACAGGATCATCTAAAGAGTTAAATAAAGATATAGAAACACTAGGAAAGTTGGAATTTCGATTTGAAATTCTTATATTAGGTAGAACTAAAGGACAAGTAAATTATCTAGAAGAAAATATACATCATAGATTTCATGTAGCGTCTAATGGTAAATTTTATAATGATTGTATAGGTCCTAGAAGATTCGCAAACGTAAAGCTAGATGAAGGTATAGATGATATTATTAATGATATTGTTGTTTAATTAAATTATTTTTCTTATATTTATACTGTGAGTTTATTAAGTTTACTTGAATCTGTTATAGGTAGGTCTAAAAAGACCTCTGGCAATAATGTGTCGTTCAAATGCCCGTTATGTAATCATTACAAGCATAAATTAGAGGTTGATTTGAATACACAATTTTGGCATTGTTGGGTATGCAATGCTAAAGGTAGAAAGCTATATTCT